ACTACTAACTGTTCTTTCTTCTTCTGCAGAATATTGAACAGTTACTGGAAAACTATCTATATTTACTCTAAAATAATAACGATTTTTATCTCCCCAATAACTGTTTTCAGCATATTGAATAGCTTCAATTATTCTATTTGATTGTTCTACAAAATCTGCGTAAATATTTAATTCATATGTAATAGTAACATAATCAGGATGTGCTACAACCATCATTTCTTTTACGGGTTGACGATTGTTTAACACATTAAAATTATCATAAGCATTTTTATTGGTAAACTGTCTTTCAAAAACATGAACGTTTTGAGCTAAATTACCATCAAGGTTTCTACCTACATTACGATTTTTTGTTACGTCTGTTCTGTTAACTACAATAAGAGGAGCAATAATTTTACCACTTACATCTCTTAAAAAACCTTCTTTTTGCATAGCTACCCACCTTTCAGGATAAGCATAAATAACAGGCACATCAATAAGTTCTGTGTTGCTATATACTGTGGGTTTGATATTATTTTTAATATGTTCTAATACAGCTGTGTCAATGTCTACTAGTTTTACACTAAAATTCTTTTCTCTACTACCTTTTTGTGATACTTTTAATGCCCTATTTGGTTTACTAACCATAGGTTCTTTCCCATAACTAGCAAGTTCATAAGGTACTATTTTGTCTTGTACCTCTTGTGCTGGCGTTTTTGGTATAGGTTTTCTTATTTGGGCCATTATTGTATTTTATAAGGTAAAATGTTGAGTTTAATAGGCCTAGTCATTACAGTATCTACTTCAAATACTAAACTTTGACCTCTTTTATTTAAACTACTTGATTCAAAATTAGGAGATCCGTAAATGTATTGATCATCATTTCCGAAATCAATCCAGTTTTCATTTACGTTGTATACTTCATAGTATCTTTCTCTGTCTAAAATAATGTCTCCAACTTCAGGTAATACCCCTTGTCTTACCATCATTTCATGAACAAACCAAAACTGAGATTTTTGTGTATTACTTACACCATAATCTTCTATTATTTGTTGTTCATCACCTCTATCAATATAACACTTAATAAGAACCGGTTCATAATACCATTTTGAAGTACTTTCTCCATAAATGTTAGTAACACTATTTTTTGCACTTATTTTATAATAAGGCACTTGCATTGACATTAGTCTTTTATAGGCTTCTGTAATGCTTGTTACTTGAAAATCAATGTCATTACCTGGTGCAAAAGGCATAGGTCTAGCTAATCCATCAGGTTGAGATGGTAAAGCTTCATAATCACCGGGTGTAGTGACTTTTTGTCCGGGTACCCTAAAAAATGCTCCTGGTTTTACTGCCATTATAGTATATAAATTGGAGAAGGTAATGGAATATTACTCATAATAGCATTATTAGCATCATCTTCTGCTTTTTGTCGTTCTAATTGTTTTTGTTTTGAAGTTTCATCTAATAAAGCTCTAAGTTCTTCTAATAATGCTGTTTTATCTGCTTGAGATTGAGACATTAAATCACCACTAGACATAGCTCCTACTTTTGGAACTTCAGCTGATGGATATTTACCTCTTGAATAACCTAAAATTTCTTTACAAAGAGCTAAAACATATCTCATAATCCAACTTTTTCCAATTGAATTAATTCTACTGTAAGTTGGGTTTGCATAAGGTACGTTAGACACATCTGTGATAATAGGTTTATCATATGGAGGAACATTGCTATTTTGGTTTTGATTTTGTTGTAAAACATCACTTTCTTTAGCAAAATCAATCCATAATTTATGTCCATTTCCTGGAGGAATAGGGAATATAGTTAGTATATTGTTGTTTACACTAAAACTGTATCCATTATATCTTACATCCATCTGCATGTTCCATTCTTGTATTCTTTGTATGTCAAAATACACAGGCCACTGCATGTAGCTATTATATCCATATCCACCGTAAAAACCCCACGAATCTGACATAGCTCCGACACCTCCTAAACCGGGGTATGGGTTAGTCATCCATGCTTGTGCTGGAGGTGGTTCATAATACACACGAACTACTACCGGGTTATCTTTCATGCTAATGAAGCTTTCACTAACAAATAAAGCTTTTAAATCGTAGTTTTGTTGGCCGTCTATTAGGTCAATACTAGCGCTATATACGGGAATATTGCGTATAAAAGCCTGGTCAGCATAATTATTGGCGATTCTTATAGTTCCACCTAAAGTTCGGTCAATAAGTCGCGTATTCATGTTATAATCTGACTTATAGGCTATGTATTGTACTACTTGACTAGATGTTGTAGCAAAACTAGCTGAACTTTGAATAGTAAAGTAAATATTTTTACCATCCATGTAAGTGTATTGTGGTAAGAAATTACCACATTGGTTTTCAATACTAAAAGATTGTACTAAGCTAAAATCAGCTCTAGACATTGATGGAATAACACTAGCAGAAACAATCCAAAATTGACTTCCACTATTAATGGCCCATTGCATTTCAGGAGCAGATGTAAAATCACTAGCTAACGCTGGTCTAGCATTACTAAATGATAAAGAAGCATTAAAATAACTTACATTATATTCACATAAAAAGCTATCTGTATAACTACCTTCTATAGACAAGTAATTTTCTCTTACTTTATAAAGATAAACTTCGTTACCATAAGTTGTTACTGCTTCTTCCATAGCAGCATATATTTGAAAGTCTACAAGTTCTACGTCAACCACACCAAAGCCTAAACGTCGTGTTACGTAAAAACAAGCACGTTGAGCATCGTTTTGAAATGTTGGATCATTGTCATAATAACCAAACGGAGTATTACCAGGTACTGGTAATAGGTCGGAGGTTGATAGGGCGTAGTTATAATCTTGAGACATAGTCGATGATAAATATTAATCTCTTAACTGTTTATAAATTTCTAAAATTGGTTCAACTATAGGATGTCTATGATTAGTTTTTAAATGAAAACTAGCTACTCCAGATACTGATGTTACTGCTTTACTAATAAAAAATAGTCCACTATCTTTCTTAAACTTTAAATCAATTTGTCCAACATCGCCTACTATACACATTTTTGATCCTTCACACAAACGAGTAATAGCTAATTCCATTTGAGAATCAGTAATGTTTTGGGCTTCATCTAAAATGATAAAACTATTGCTAAAGTTTCTTCCTCTCATGAAAGCAAACGGAATAATTTCTATTCTTCCTTCAGCAAATTCTTTATCTATTTTTTCTTTATTGTATAAACGATACATATTATCGTATATAGGAGCAATAAATGGATCTAATTTATCTTTAAGTCCACCTGGTAGAAAACCTATGTCTTCTTTAGCTGTTACTACCGGTCTAGCTACAATGATTTTTTCTATTTCTTTATTAAATAGTAAATCTAAAGCGGCTTGACAAGCTACCAATGTTTTTCCACTACCAGCAGCACCAGTTAATACTGATACAGTGTTATCGTAAATAATTGACTTTGCTTGTTTTTGTTCTGGATTTAAAGATACATTAAACTTAATAGGATTTTTAGGTCTGCGTTTTTCTTTAAATTTGTCGTGGTGAGTTGCTACTGCATCTACTACTTTTTCTACATTATTTTCCATAACTTTGTGTGACCATAAATATGAAAAAAAGACCCGCCGAAGCGGGTCTTTATTAAATTAGATCAGACTATGATTAAACTACTTGCAAGTCAGCAACTTCAATCTTACCGTAGTAATCAGGACGAAGCATTTTCTTAGCGTAGCGAGTCATTACACCTTTACGTGGAGTGAAGGTTGTAGGATCATAGATCAAAGGAGTCATGATCAATGGAACGTAAGGAGCATAAACCGCACCAGTTTCCAAGAATTGAGTTCCTTTATAACCCAACAAAATGGTATTCCACTTCATGTATGGGTTTTTATAAACCTTGTAACGACCGTTGATTGAACCAACTTTCTGAACACCAAATGCATACTTCATTGTTTCAGCATCGGTATTGTCAGCAGCAAATCCAGGGATTGATTCCAAAATGGTTGCAACTGAAGGAGAAATTACCATAAAGTTAGCACCACCACGTAAAGTTTTCTGGTGGATCAAGTTAGAAACTTTTTGTAATTTAATTCCTAAAGTTTGGAACCAAGACATTTGGTTGTAGTAAACACCTGAAGTGTTGCTAACGAAAGCAGTACCAGTTGAGTTGATTTGGTTACCAACTTGAGCGCTCCAATATTGAGTATTAGAAGCAGAAGCACCAGTGATCAACATACCCAAAATTTCAAGGTCAATTTCCATAGAAATTTGCTCACTCAACATTGAAGTCAATTCAGCTTCAGCATCCAAGTTTTGGTATGCGTTCAAGTCTTGAGCAAATTCAGGAGTCCACTGAGCTTTCAATTTACGAGTTTCAGCAGTAATGCTATCAGAAGTCAACTTGATATTCAATTCAGGGAATTCAATGTCACTGTATGACTGTACGTTAGGAGAGGCTAATGGGTTTCCACCGGCTTCGTAATCACCAACGTTGAATGGGTTCAATGAACCTTGTTTCAAGAAAACTACTTTAGTAGCAACGTTAACTGTACTTCCGCTCAACAAACGACCAGCACCAGCATTGAATGTGCTAGAAGCAGATACGTAGAAAGTAGTATTTGTGTTGGTGATTGTAGTGTAATCAGCCAAAATACTAGTAGCAGAAATAGAAGCTGTAGGAGCAACTAAGTAGAAAGCTTGAACACCAAAAGTATCTACAGAAGCAGTTGTGTAACCACTAGCAATACCTTGAGCAATAGCTTGTGCGTTGATTTGAACGTTTGGTATTACAACTTTGTAAATTTCTCCAGCATTACAAGAATTGATGTAATTAGAATCAAAGTTAATTTCGTAGAAGTTTGAACCAGTAGTAATTTGAGTTACTGCAGAAGCAGATACACCAGAAGCTGAGAATTCGTTACGAGAATATCCGAAACGACCAGCACCATAGTAACCGCCTTCAGCTAAGTTATCAAAGTTGCTATTACCAAATCCAGGAGCGTTAGTACCATAAAGTGAATCACCGGCAGTGAAAGGAGTTTTAGTAGTACCATACTGGAAGTCCAAATAGAAAATAAGACCAGTTGGCATTTGCATTGGCTGAACAGAAACGAATTCTTTAGCCACTACTTGACCGAAAATCTTACGTACCATTGGAAGAGCAACACCAGCCCATTGGTAACCTTGACCGGTTGTAAAACCAGATGTAGCACCAGCAGTAGTGTTAGTTTCAACGATAAGTTCCTTGGCTTGGTTTTCAAGCAACATCGACATGTTTGTTTTGTCGTATCCGCTCAAACCTTCCAACAAACCAGATTTAGTCCATTTGCTTGCTAAGCGAGCAGCGTCGCTTTGCAAAGACTGCCATGGATTAGCAGATTCG